ATTAAAACTCTAAAAGGAAACAGAGTTCTCGAAGCAGCCGCAATCCATATGCAGAATGTCAAAACGTTTGGTTGTCGGTATCGTAAAGACGTCAATGATAAAATGCGACTTCGTTTTAAGGGAATAGATTATGAAATAAAATCTCTTACAAATGATGATGAAAACAATCAATGGCTCACCATTATGGCGCAGGAGGTGCTTTGATGTGGAAGTTAAGGTCGATGGATTAGAAGAGATTTTAAATAATCTTCTGAAGCTTGAAATTGACGAAGTGCTAGAAAATAAAGCATTAAATAAAGCTGGGAAGCTTACACAAGAATCCATTAAATCTGGTACACCTGTGGCACCTGTGAACGGTGGAACATTACAGAAAAACATTCGTTTGCGACGTGCGAAAGATGGAGAAGTCACTATTCACACAGGAGGCGGTTACCACGCTCATTTAGTTGAGTTTGGTAGAAGTGCTGGAAGTACAGTATTAAAGAACGGAAGACGTGTAACGTGGGGAGCCACAACACCGAATCCGTTCTTTTCTCGTGGTTATGAACAAAGTAAATCCGAAGCAATGAACGCCATGATTGACGAAATTCGAAAAGGGTTGCGCTTATGATAGATATTAGTTTACTAGTTACCTCAACACTTAAACCATTAGGCGTTCCAGTTGGATTTCAGACTTACAGTAGTGGAACTGCTCCAATGCCAAATGAATACATTACGTTTTTGGAGTATACCGACCAAGCTGAACTTGAAGCAGGCGACGAAGAGGTAACTACTGAACGATTGATTCAAGTGAACATATGGTCAAAGTCGAACTACTTCACGTTAAACAAAAACGTTCGAACCGCTATGGAACAAGCAGGGTTCTCTCGGACGAGCGGTTATGACACTCCCTATACTGAGGGTGACATTTACTTTAACAAGGTCATTCGTTTTGCTTATTACGACGATTATCAATAGGAAACTAGGAGGAACAAATACATGGCATTTCAAGAAAAAGTACAAAAGGTTAGTTTAAAACGTCTGCACTATGCAGTTATGACGGACGAAGTGTTGGAAACCTATGGTGAAGTAAAAACGCTTACCATGCCAATTGAACTGACTTTAACACCTAACATTTCAGAAGCACCATTCGACGCCGGGGATAGAGTAGTAGCGAATGAAATTCAATTCGACACGATCACGGTTGCTGGACAAGTTGCAGATTTACCGTCAGAGGTACAGGCAGATTGGTATGGTCATAAATTATCTGACGATAAAGGTTTAGTCATGAATGCAAATGACGCCCCTCAATATCTATCAGTTGGATTTGAAAGTGGTTCTAAGTTGGTTTGGCTATATAAAACTAAATTTAAACCGTCTGAAGAATCGAATGCTACTAAGAAAAAAGGCGAAACGGCATACAAACAGTACGGCTTCTCAGGAGACGCTATTCCACTCGAAGATGGCACATTGAAACATACAGTCGTTACAAGTGACACCGGGGTAACTGAAACGGCAATTACTTTCTTTGCGACTGTTAAGAAACCAATATTCACACCAGTACCGTAATGAGAGGGGCTTAATGCTCCTCTTTTTTTATACAAAAATAAAAATCCATCGATGGGAGTTTTAACATATGCAAATCACGTTACGAATTGAAGATAAAGAAAAAACGTTCACTAATGATTTTGTGAAAGGTCGTGTATTTCGAAACGCATTGAAACTAAACAAACAGATTAGAGAAAACGGAATCGATGATACAAATGCGGAAGACATGGACCCAATGATTGAATTTGCTGTAATCGCTTTCGATAAACAATTTACTATTGACGAAGTGTGGGACGGATTAAGTGTAGAACAACTTAAACCAGAGATAATTCGCGTATTTCATGAGGTCTTAGCACTTGGTGGCCTTGAAATAAAAAGTTCACAGAACGAACAGGAAGATGAAACAGAAGAGGGAAAGTAATATCGAGTGATCCATACACCAGGATAAAAGATTTTTATCGAGAACGTCTAAGTTTGGGAGATAGCCTTCACGACCTAGATCAAATGGACATTAGATTCTATTTAGAACTATTACAACCAGACATCGAATACATCACAGCCGACGATTTAAAGTGGTTGTGATTTTTTATTTTTGTATAGAAAAAGCAATAAAAGATAGTCAGTCAAGAAAGTTGGTGAATATATGACCACGACAATTGGTAGTTTAGCAGTCTCGCTGTCTTTAGATGCAAATAACTTTAACGGATCCATTGCGAAAGTTGATCGTAGCCTTAAAGTGATGGGTTCGGAATTAAAAGCTGTAGAGGCCAAAGGAAAAAAGTACGGTAATTCATTAGATGGCTTACGCTCGAAAAAAGACATTCTTAATCGAACGCTTGACACACTAGCGATAAAACTTACTGAGACACGTAAGAAATATGATGAGCTGGTAGCTAGTGGAAAAGCGAATGATAAACAACAAGAGTTAGCTGCTAAAAAAGTAAATGATGCTCAAGCTGCTTACAATCGTCTCGAAAATGAGTTAGGTCAAGTAAATACTCAATTGGAAAAACAAAGTTTATCTTGGCATCAAATGTCTGAGCGATTGACCACAGCTGGGGATAAATTACAAGCTACAGGCGAAAAAATGCAAACTATTGGTAAAAGTTTATCTACAGCTGTCACTCTTCCAATCGTAGGGATTGGTATTGCTGCAGTAAAAACAGCCGTAACCTTTGAAGCTCAAATGGATAAGGTCGGGGCAATTGCGGGTGCTACAGCTGCTGAAATGGAAAAGATGGAACATGTAGCCTTAAATTTGGGTGCGAATACGTCTAAATCAGCAAGTGAAGTTTCAGCGGGTATGGGTGAACTTGCCGCAATGGGCTTCACAGTTACCGAAATCATTGGTGCAATGCCAGGGGTTATTTCGGCAGCAGAAGCATCTGGTTCAGATATGGCTCAAACTGCTGAAGTTATGGCATCTTCATTAAACATTTTTGAATTAAAAGCAAGTGACGCAACAAAGGTTGCTGACATTCTCGCGAAAACTGCAAACATTTCAGCAGCAAGTTTAACAGATATGCAGTATGCATTGAAAACCGCAGGACCACCAGCTGCTGCATTAGGTATTAGCTTAGAAGAAACGTCTGCTGCTATTGGTATTATGACCAACGCAGGAATGAAAGGCGAGCAAGCAGGTACATCATTACGCGGTGCTCTTTTAGGACTCTTAGATCCATCTGAAGAAAACTCAAAACGAATGGAAACGATGGGTGTTGCTATTACTGACAATGAAGGTAATTTCGTCGGACTTTCTAAAGTAGTTGAAAACTTAACTGGATCAATGGAAGGTCAAACAGACACACAAAAAGCCGCAACTCTATCTGCACTTGTAGGTAAAGAAGCAGTTTCAGGTATGCTTTCACTCATGAAAGCAGGGCCCAACACCATCGATAAGATGACGAAATCACTTGAAGACAGTGGTGGAGAGTCAGAAAAAACAGCTAAGATAATGCGCGATAACTTAAAAGGTACACTGGATGAATTAAAAGGAAGTCTTGAAACCGCAGCGATTACTATTGGTAAGGCTCTAACTCCTGCGATTGAAGAAGGTTCTGAAAAAATTAAAGAAATGGTTGATAAGTTTCAAGAATTAGATCCTGAAACACAAAAAAGCATTCTCAAAATGGCAGGACTTGCGGCAGCTATTGGACCCGTCGTTTTAGTTGGCGGTCATTTAGCTACGAGTTTAGGTTCAATTGCAAAATTAGCATCTCCATTAATTCCATTGGTCGGTAAAGCAGGTCTTGCAGGTTCATTCGCTGCGCTAGCTAATCCAATTGGTTTAACTGTTGCTGGATTAGGATTACTTGCTGTTGCTGTAGGTGTTGGAGTATCTGCATACAAAGAATCAAACGATGTAAACCTTGAAGCGATAGAAGCTAAACAAAGAGAGATAGATAAGAATGACGAGTTGATTGAAAAATATGGTGCTTTGCGTGAACAAAACTTATTAACTAATGAAGAAATGCTTAGATATTTAGACATACAAGCACAACTTGAATCAACTACTGCACCTGAAAAGATTAAGGCATTGAAAGACGAACAGGCATTATTGTTAGAAAAAAGCACATTAACAAACGATCAAATGAATGATTTTCTAGGGTTAAACGCTGACATAATAGAAACTGCGCCTAATACGGTCAAGGCAATTAGTTCTGAAGGTGAAGCGTTCGCGTTGAATACAATTGCGATTAAAGAATTAAACGCTGAAAAAGCTAAAGAATTAGAAGGTGCTGCGCGTACAGCAGTAATTAAGTCTTTAGAAAATGAAGCCGGATTAATTGAAAAAAATAACAAGTTAAAAGCTGGTCGATTAGATATTGAAGAGAGAACGCAAAAAACTATTGCTGAAATAGACACGATGACTAAAAACATCGGTGCAAAAGAAGCTGAAATTTTAGAACTTGAAAAGCAAAAAATCGGAGCAACTCTTGAACAAAAGGTTCAGTTGGATGGAAAAATCAAACGTGAAGAAGAATCGTTAATGCTTTTGAATGATGAGAAAGCTGGTGCATTAGATTTATTAACCACTTTAGGGAATCACTTCACTTCAAAAGGTGAATCTTTAGAAGTTACACGAAAAGAAATTGCCGCTGCAGAAGAAGCGCGTTTCAAATACGAAGAAATAATCCTTGCTCAAGCAGGAATCAATGCTGAAAAAGGTCAAGGGTTAATAGCGATCGGAACTGAAATTGGGAGACTTGAAGTAGCAAAAACAAAACTCAGCGAGCAGTTAGCAACAGGAAAGATAAACACTGCTGAATATCAAGCACAAAATGAAAAAATCAATGATCAAATTAGCAAGCTTAAAATTGCTAAAGGCGAATTGGAATTAATCAATAATACAGCAGGTAAAACTGTTTATAAAGATGTCATAATCAGACCATATCCCGAACGTTTCTGGGACACATTGGATGCCAATTTAAGTCGGGGAGTTACGAAAAATGTGAATATTAGATACAACAATAGGAATGGTCCACAAGAGGTGGGTTACGCAACAGGTACAAGATATGCACCTGGTGGAATGTCTTGGGTAGGTGAGGAAGGTCCTGAACTTATGTATTTACCTACAGGCTCTAGGATTGTCACGAATGATGATTCACAGGCTTTATTAAACAAGTGGAACATTCCAACACAAAGTCGAAATTCAGTTGGAGCTAGTCAAAATCAACAGAAAAACTCCTCTCAGAGTCAAGCTATGATTGTACAATTAGTTACTCCTAGTGGTCGAGTATGGGCGGAAGAAACTTTCGAAATTATTAATGATCTAATAAAACGAAAAGACAAAGTGAGTTCTAGATTCAAGGGAGGTGGCGCGCTTGTCTAACTTCACATTTAACGGAATCCAAAAGAGTTATATCCGAATTGGTAGAGAGTGGTCACTTCCTGCTTGGGCTCCAATTCGTCGAACTGCTTTGAAAATACCTGGTCTACCAGGTTCAATCACCACATCACGAGAAACAGATGAAAGAGCATTCCCACTTCCCGTTATCATTCTTGCAAAAACGGTATCTGAAAAAGAAGAGTTTGTGGAAGACATGGCTTCATGGTTACTGCAAGATAAACCGCGTCCTTTAGTTTTTGATAAGTACCCAAACCGAACATTATACGCAGAAATTGAAGGAACTATTGATTTAGAAGAACTGTGGAAGAGTGGGCAAGGTGCAATAACTATAATTTGTTCGGACCCTTACAAATATGGACCATCTAAAAAACTTCCATTTGTTGATGGTGCGGTCACTACGTTAAATAACGGTACAGTTGATGCTGAATCAATTATCACGATTACTGTTGAAAAACCTTCCACATACCTTTCTCTTGGCGATGGGATGGATAAATTTAATCAAATTGGACGCCAAATCGACGTGTCGGAAGAAACTCCATACACTAAGTACACGAAAGTGTTTGACAAGATTGGTAATAATTTAACTGGGTGGGCAATAGCAGATGAAATTGACGGGGGAACGGTTCAGGGTTCATTTTTAACAGATGGGCAAGGGTTCCGCGCGAATTCATATGGCGCATCAAGCATGTTATGGCGCGGTCCTGCACTTAAACAATCTTTACCATTATTAACTCAAGACTTTAGAGTTGATGCGTTTATCACGCTTAAACAAGAAGCCCTGAATCAATTCGGTCGTGCTGAAGTTTATCTGTTGGGTGTAGCAGGTGAAAGAATCGCTAAATTAGCCATGAAGAACACAGGAGAATTAAACAGTTCTAATATTGGTGAGATAAACATTCGTGGAATTGATGATAGTCACAACATCATTAAAACTGCAGGTGTTCGACCTAGATTGTGGAATGACTTTTACGGTGTCTTACGCCTCGAACGAATCGGCAATAAGTTCACAGCGTACATCGCACGAATTGATGACGGTGTCTACAATACTCGTTGGGAAGCGACGTTTACGGATTATGAAGGTTTGTATTTAGATCCATTAGCAGCCATTCAAATTCACGTAGGTCAATCAGGCACAAACAACTTTATTACAGACATGGCTATCCACAGAGTTATTGTGTATCGAATGAATGACCCATTAGCTAATCAAGTACCCATTATTGTGGAAGCTGGGGATGAAGTAGTGTTCGATCACGTAAATAAAAATATTTTAATCAATGGGGAATCTCGTATTGATTTAAAAGACTTTGCCGGACGATATTTTAAGTTGCCAAAAGGTAAAAACACTTTGTACATGTTACCGTCTGACATCGGCACTGCCAAAATCGAGATTAGGGAGAGATATAGATGATTCATATTCTCGATAGACA